GAGTCGTCCAGGCTCACGCTTGTGACGTGGTCCGAAAGGTCGACGCCGTTCACGGTGATGACCGGGTTAGTGATGACGAAAGCAGCCACGGGCTGGCCTCCTGTGTAGGTGTTCGGGTTGGGTTACTGAATGGCGGCAAAGGCGGCAAAGGTGACCGAGCCGCTGCCTGCGATGGTTGCGACAACTCGCCACCAGGCGTGAGTTGTGGCGGTGCTGGATGAACCGAAACCGCTACCGGCCGCAGAGATCGTCGAAAGGGTTACGCGGTCTGCGTTCGTGGTGAACGCTGACGTCGTGGCGCTTTGGAGTTTCAGCGTCACGGTGGCGCTGCCGGTCACGGCGAAAACATGAGCGCCGAAGTAGGCGACGGCTGGAGCGGTCTGTGCGCCGATGTTTACGGCGGTGCCGTTTGTGGTGGCGCTGATGGTCGCCTTCGGGGCGAGCAGTTGGCCCGCCATGATGCCCTCGCTGCGAGCCACTGGCATGGACGCATCAAGCTTGGAAACGTCGCCAACCTTGAGCGGTTGTTTTGTGGAGGTGAGCAGGCCGCGCATCGCATAGATGCGATCGCCGACGGTGGCGGTGCCAGCGGTCGGGAATTGCGTCACGGTGAGCAGCTCGACGGTGCCGGGCTTGGTTGAGAAGATTGGCTCAACGGTGGCCGGATCGCCGAACGTCATCACGCTGGCGGTGGCATCTTCCAGCCCTGCGATGCGTTCGTGGTTGCCTGCGCTGCCAAATGTGGTGACGTCAAGATCAGCGAGCGAGGCGTCAAGCGTGACCTCGTTAGCGGTAGCGGTCAGGTCGGTGCCTGCGTAGTGAATGACAACGTCGCGAAGAATTGGCACGCGTGGCTCCTATGGTCGGGCGTAAACGGTGACGGCGAAATCGCCGCCCCAATAGCCGATGCCTGCGACCTCTTCGGAGGAGAGCGGGCGAAAGGCGGTGCAGATGAGATCGTCGGCGATGCCGCCGAGAGTGCGGTCGGACTCAACCGCTGCGCGCACTGAAGTCGGGGAGGCGGGGTCTGCGTAGGTGTCTAGGTCGACGCCGCTCTGGTCGGAGTCGGACGACTGCACCAGCACCATGATGCGGAACTCGTAGCGCACGAGTCCGGCGCTACTGAATGACTGGTGATAGTCAATCGTTGGGGTGAGCACGACGGCGCAGGGCACGTTCACCATGCCGCCCTCGCGTTCGTACACTTCGACGCCTTGCAAGGTTTGCAGGTTGGCGGCGAGGCCGAGACGGATGTCGGCGAGCGAGGTCATGCGAGAGAGGTCTCATAAAGCGTGAACGGTGAGAGCAGACGCTCAACCTGCGGCAGGCTTTTGATTCTGACGGCGCCGTACTGATCGAAACCGGCGACGCCGAAGGGCGCTTCTCGGAGTTTGTAGGTCTCGGCGGCGAGGATGAGCGCAGCCTGCGCTACTGGCTCAGGTACGGCGGCCCAGCCCCAGCGGGCAGTGACGCGCACACATGGCCGGGCAGAGGTGACATCGTTCGGCCAGATGATCGAACCGAGCGAGCGCAGGCGAGTGACGGGCCACGCCATGCCATTAGCGCCGACGCCGTTCAGTGGTTCGGCAAGCCAGTCGGCTGCGGCAATCGTGGTTGCCCAGGTGCCATCTTGGCCGGTGTCTGTTTCTACTAGTGAGATCGTGCCGACGACTGCGTCATCTATGGCGACAGTGTGCTCGGTGGAGCGACGGTAGACGCGTGCGGTCGCCGTGGCGTCTGCGTAGAACCGACGCCGGCAGTGGCCGTCGATCTCGCGACTGGCCGACGTGATCGCCGCGCCGATCTGCGGATCGTTCGCCGTCATGGTTACGCCCATGTAAGCCTTGAGCGTTGCTGCGGCGACGTAGTCGGTCACGACTCGGCGGCGTCAGTCTTGGCAGAGCGGCGCGCCGGGCGTGGCGCTGCGGCGGTCTCGATGCCGTAGGCGTTGAGGATTGCGGTCGCGCGTGCGGTGTCGCCGTTGCGCCAGGCGTACCACGCCTCACGCTCGGCGCCGTTGAGGGCGTCGCACTGTTCTGCTGAGAGTTTGTCGAAGTCCATGCCGGACTCCTTTCGTGTAGGTGGTGGAGAGAGCGACGGCGCGCTGCCGTCTATGGCGACGCCCGACGAGGGGGAAGGCATCTAGCCGGTGGGAGACGGGCTGCGCCGTCGCTCTCTACTCCGTGGCGCTGACTAGGTCAGCGGTGAGCTATCAGAAGCTCGGGGTGGCGAGGCCGGTACCGGAGATAACCGAGATACCTGCCGGGTACTTACCGCCGGTGAACGCCGAGTAACCGAACGCCACCAGCTTGATGGTGAGCTGACCGCCGAGGGTCTGCTCAAAACGGAGCTGCATCGGCGAGCCGGTCTGTTCCCAGAGGCACAGGACGGGCGAGTAGCAGACGATGATGCGGTCTTCGTTAGTTCCAGAACCAAGGCCGGTCGGCACGTTGGCGTCGACGAGCACGTCGATGCCCATGATCTGACCAACGATTCCGGCGCCGGTGTTGCCGCCGTTGCCCATCGTGTTGAGGCCGTTGCCAGCGTTCGGGGTGATGAGCGGGCGGTTTGACGAGTCAACCGAAGCAAGCAGGAACGCCCAACGGCGCGGGTGCATGACGATGAGATTCGCAGGCATGTAGCGAGCGGAGTTCACGCGCTGCACGGCGTCGGCGATCTTCGGGTAGAGCAGGGCTGCGGTCGGCGATCCTGAGGTGAACGTCACACTGTTGATTCCGGAGACACTCAAAACACCGGTATGGGTGCCGGAGCTTCCGGCGCCGCCGATGATCTGCGAGTCGAGTTGCGTCGCGTACGCATTCACCAAATCTTGGATGACCACGGTGTCCACCCCGGTGCCTCTTTCGATTGCTTGGCGCGAGACGTCCTGCTGGCCGCTAATGGTTCGGACCGGAACGGTGAGCAGCGTGTCGTCCATGTCGGTGTTGCTAACGCTGGAGTTTTCCGACGACTGCGAGGCGGCGGTGCTGCCAGTGGTCACTCGGGAGATGTTGACCGAGAGGCCTTCGGCGGGAAGTGGCAACTGGCGAACGGCGTCAGCGAACGGACGACCGGCGCGAGCGAACGGTGCCACCTGGTCGGTGAGGTACTGCGGGACCACGAGGCCGGAGAAAGCACCGGTATCGCTGGCGCGATGCTCGGTCGCCATCTCAACCATGTGGCGCTCGATGCGCTGGCGGGCGGCGAAGTCGCCGCGAACCTCAGCGGAGTAAGCGTCACGCAGGAACGAGTGACCGGCGTCCGCGCGGTAGGTGAGTTCTTCGCGTCCGACGCGCACAGTGGTGGCGTTCGGGGCGAGTTCCTTGGCGCGGGTTTCGTGGTTGGCACGAGCGGTCTCAAGGGCGACGAGTTCAGCGACGCGAGCCTCAAGGGTCTCAATGCTGGAGTCGGTGGCCTTGACGGCGTCGCGAGCCTCGGCAAACGCGACCGACTCGTCAGAGTTGAGATCGCGGGCTTCGGCTTCGGGTGCGGCGAGGATGGTGTCAAGCTCGGCGGCCTTGGCAGCGCGAGCCTCGTATGCGGCGGCGAGTTGCGCGCGCAGCGTGTCGATAATCGACATGGGGTCTCCTTAGGGAGTGGGGGATGGGTTGGCGTTGCGCTCAGGTGGTCGGCAGGTGCGCGCCAGGTGCCCGCTCGTGGCGGGCGGCGTGGTGCGCGGCGTGGCGTCCGGCGTGAGGTGTTGCGGGTTACTTGCGACCGAGCGCTAGGCGTTCTGCCTGTGCGCGTGCGGTTGCGAGACTCATAGAGCGCCCGACCATTGGGTCGGCCTCCGTGTACGCCTCGGCCATGCCGGTGGCGTCCTCGTAGTCGTCGCACTCTTGCCAGCTCTCAAGGTGGCAGGCGATGGCGACAAGTTGCGTGAGTGACATCGTCGCAGGGTTGCCGTCGGCCATTTCGGCCGCTTCGCCTGCGATGAGCTGCGCCAGCAGTGACTTGATCTGTGCGACGATCGAATCCTCTGCCGCCTCGGCGGCGGGGTCCATTGCTCGCTGATCAAGTGCGATAGCGGTAACAGGGTTGGCCGGGAACCCGACCACGCTTGTGTCATACATTGCGACCTCCTGAATGCGGCGCTCCGTGTAGGTGCTGTCCCACGTTTGTCTCACGACGCGCATGCTGTGGGACATCTGCGACATGTCACCGCGACGCACGGCGCTGATGACGCTCTGCGCATACGGCGAGGCTGGATCTAGCGAGGCGTCGGACAGTAGGCCGACGTCGTCG